GTTAAATAGTCAAAAGGAATGAATATGGAAAAGATTAAGAAGGCACTTTGGTTTACCGCAGGTATATTGTTTTTGGGAATAGCCTATTTGGGTACATTTATTCCTGGCTTGCCATGGTCAACACCGGCACTCTTAGCCACATGGTGCTTCAGTAAGAGCAGTAAAAAGTTTCATGACTATATGCTTAACCATAAACTGTTTGGCCCATTTATTAAAAATTGGGGGGACGGGCGAGTATTCCCTACTCTAGCCAAATGGGCCATGTTCTTAAGTATGGACTTTAGTTTGATCCTAATCTATTGGCGCACAGGAAATTGGAAGTTATGTTTAGGGTTAGGCATATTCTTTGCACTGATTATACTTTGGGCAAGTCGTTTACCAGGCAGTAAAGAAGAGTCAGATAGAAGAAAGGCTGCCGGAGAAAAACTAGGCTGGTTCCGTTAAATTTTATAATCGTAGTTTACCGAAGTCCAACGATTGTTGTTCCATCTAGAATTAATCTGCGCCATAGATCCTGCACGTCGATCATGGTAAAACAATTTTGCATTAGTTAAATTGAACATACTGTCTACCAACCAAAAGAAGCTAGTATTAACACAATGTATTTCTTTGGCATTTTTAATCAAATCAACATAATGTATCATGTTGTTGGTTGTGCCAATGTTTACTTCAATAATTTTCATATTGGGCAAATTGGCAGCTTGCCTAAAACCTGCCAGGTCAATACCCATACCGTTTTTATGATCACCAGTTTGTTGATTGAATAAAACATAATCAGTTGCACCACCTGTTAATTGGTGATACAACTCTATAGAGCCTGGAATATGTTTTGGCAAGACAAATTCTCGATACCGTTCAGAATATAGTATATCAAAATATTCATAAATTTGTCGATCCCAATTAATGGACGACTGAACATATCTTGGTGGATTATCTCTGTGTATTAAGCTACCGTAAATTGGCGGAGATTCTATCCTAGTTAAATTATGCTGTGCAATAAATTCATTCTCATGCCAAGGACTATCAAACCCAACAACTTCAATATTTGACTCATCCCTGTATAAAGTAGACAGCGTATCAAAATATTCTCGTCGACACGGCAAATACATTTTTTCTGTAGTTTTGGCAACAATCCTAGAAATTGGATAATAGACAAATGCATCGCCTAAAGACATTGCTCCACAAAAAAATAATTTATTCAGTATTCGCATTTTTTTTAGCAATCATATCTAATGCATGATTAAACCAGCCAGTAAATCCTATGATCCAAGCTGATACCTCGTGATCATTCCAATGCCAATATATCATAACTGCACAAAATACGGCAATTATAATTGATATATATTTCATTATGTTTTTCATATTAAGCCATCCTATCTACGTTTTGTCCCGCACGGTTCATACGGCGATTTGCCTCTATGCGTTTGTCTTCACTATCATCACGCATTTGTTTAATGTGTTTTTGATGTTGCAATTGTTCTGTGTGTAGTCTCTCAGTTCGAACTATTTCTTGATGACGAGTGACTTCATATTGAGAATTTACTGATCCTACCTTCATACATTACCTTTCACGAATTTTTAATTTGGCATAAACGGTTTGTACTCCCAAGGCCTGTCGTATAGCATCCTGTAATGCATCGTGTTTACCCCCTTGGGGCATTTCTGGATCTACGCCTAAATCAAATAGTGTACGTGTATCACGTAGTTGCCAAAAGTTCCATGGTAAGGGCTTGCCAATTTGACGATAAATGTTTTCTAAAATTACCAAGTCAAACGTAGCGCCATGACTCCAAAAAGTTGAGCAACCCCAAGCAAACTTATGGAATTGATCCATTGCATCAACTAGACTAACTCTGTTATCAGGACTAAATGCTTCTTCCATAACAACGGGATCTTGTTTCGACCACCACTCGATTGTGACGGGATCTACTTCACGTCCAAGTGCATCTTGATCGTCAATACTAATACGTAGATATAATTTATCACCGTAACCGTTACCATAGGGATTGAAGTGTACTGCCCCCAAAGTTAGTACTGTTGCATTTGGTCCAGTGGCCATTGTTTCCATGTCCACCATTAATGCTTTTGCCATTATAGTCTTTCTGTAGATTTAAACAACTATTATAACATTATGTAGGCTTAGCGTCAACTGTTTTCTTGTTAAATTCCATCAAGGCTTCGCCCTTTCCCGATGCTGAATTTTTATCTATAATTATTTTAGTTAACCCACGCTCTACCAAATCCATTGCTTCAAATTGATATGGTAACAATATTTTTTCAATGATGTTTTTCAAACCACGAGCATTGGTTTTAAGATCTTTGGCTTTTTCAGCAATTTGCGATAGTGCATCATTTTCAAACATTAAATTAATACCATCTAATTCAAAAATGTATTGATACTGTTTAACTATACTATTTTTAGGTTCTTTCAATACTTGTACAAGATTTTCAATGGTTAATTCATCAACGTTGGTAATTAATCCAAACCTGCCTACAAATTCTGGAATCAATCCATATTGGATAAGATCTTTTGTAGTAACCATTCTATAGGGATTATTCACAACTGTTTTATCTACAGCTACTGAATGAAAACCTACGCTACGAGTATCCATGCGTTTTTCAATTAGTTTATCTAGTCCAACAAATGCGCCACCACATATGAACAAAATACTGCTAGTATCAACTTCTTGCATATCACTGCCAGGATGTTTACGCTTGCTGGTAGATGGTATACGCATGATGCTACCTTCAATCATTTTTAAGAGTGCCTGTTGTACACCTTCTCCTGATACATCTCGTGTTATACTTGCGCTTTCGCCTTTACGTGCAATTTTATCAATCTCATCGATATAAACAATTCCGCGGCTTGCTTTTTCTAGATCGCCATCAGCTTCATTGATCAATCGTGTTAAAATACTTTCAACGTCATCGCCTACATAGCCCGCTTCAGTAATTCCAGTAGCATCACATATGGCAAATGGCAGATCTAAATATTCGGCAATTTTACGGGCCAACATGGTTTTGCCGCAGCCAGTTGGACCTAGTAATAGCACATTAGTTTTTTCTAACTTAATATCTTTACTGGGATTATTGATGCGTTTAAAGTGCTGACTAACTGCCACGCTTAGTGCAATTTTGGCATCGTCTTGACCAATAACGTATTCGTCAAGGTAATCTTTGATCAAAGTAGGATTCAATGTGTTCTTGTTATTAAGAACTTTTTTATCCTTTTCGTCATTTAATATCTCACTACATAAATCTATGCAATCATTGCAGATAGCAGCATGTTCACCAACTATTAATTTTTCAACATCTTCTTTGCTTTTACCGCAAAAATCGCAACTATGGTTTGTTTGAGTTGTCACTAAAAATGATCTCCAAAAATTCTTTTATGTTGCCAACTTTATTGTGATTAATAACCTTATATACTTCTGCAAGTTCGGGATTTGAAGTTGAATAATAAACCCCACGTTTGCTTAATATATAGCCTGCTAATGCCTGTGTAATAAAATCGCAATCATCTAAGTTAATATACTTATGCTCACACAGGCTCAGTGTATAAAAAAGCCATTCCATATTTTTTTCACCTGAATAAACATAAAAATTTAAATCTTCAGATATATTGGAATTCTTAAGCCATACACTGGCAACATCTTGATCTGTTTCTTTTAGATTCATGAACAAGATTCTAGGATTATCATTCTCAAAAAAATCCGGCTCAGTAATTAATGTAATTTTTCCTTGCATATTATAGTTTAGATTGTACTTCTTGTTTGATGTATCTTGGAACATCATCAATTGACATTTCATTATTTTTAACTTTATCAACTAGATCAGTAATGTGTTGATCCAATTTTCCCCGGCTTGCCGCTACGTAATCTTCCCTACTAATATTGTTTACTTTACTCCAAACATTGCTAGTAGATTGCTCTTCATTTTGAACATACCCACTTACATCAGATGAAGCCATGTTATTAAACGCTTCATCTTCTTCAGGAGTAATTTCTCCATATAGTATAGATGATTTTTGTACCACTTCTGGCACGGTTACAATTTCTTCCATATGTTCTGTGACAGTAAGCGGCTCTGTGTCTACAACATCCGTGGTCTCTCTGGGGCTGTCAACCTCCACAATTTCTGTATTTCTTTCTCTAAACATTTGGAAGCTGATTTGGCTGGCAATCAACAATATAAGTGCTAATGGATCAAATACCACAATGATTAGTATGATTACCCAAGTAACTGCTTTTTCCAAAATAGTTTCATCAGTACTGCCATATACAAATGCCGCTATGTATTTGATTGGTCCAACTTCAGCTTCTACTTTTCGAACTTCCGCTGCGATTGGCGCACGCTCTTCATTAAGCTGACTAATTGAGGTCTGGAGGGTTTGGATTTCCTCCTGTAAGCGAGTACGCTCTTTTTGTTGGGACCGCCGAATAGTAACTGCTTTTTCTGCACCTTTTTGGTCATTACTACGACCCATGACTTGATCCACAGCCTCATCGAGCTGTTTAAGTGCCTTACGATTGTCATCTATATTGTCCTTGGCAATTTTAATCTTTTCATCGTATACTGCTATCTTGGCAGTAACATCACCACTGACTAAATTTTGATCGCTGTGTGCTTTGCTTAGGAATCCAAAAATGCCCATACTGGTAATAACCATTAGCATGGCAATGGCCACGCATAGATATATTTTAACAGTTAACGGCGCAATAGACCAATTTTGTTTGAGCCAAACAGTGGCAACTATCTTGCTGACTTCTAATGCCACGCCCATGATAATAATGGGTATAACTGCTGCTGAAAATATTGCAGTTAGTCCAGCCACGCTGTAGTATACAGCAACACCTGACAAGGCCAGTCCACTTAGTAATGCTAGGTAAGCAATTAAGGTTTCGTTTAATGTTGTCTTCATTATATATTTACCTACGCATGTTTGAAATACTGACTGCTTCTTCGTCACTAAAAATAGGAACAGCATTGCTCTTATGCATTGTACCAATGCCTAAAATTTTTGTACCAGTGTATTGTGGACTTGGCTTGCTAGATATCGTACCGTAATGTACAGAGTTTAAACTCTTAATATGATGTGTATTAGTTCTGCCTACCGGAGTAGTCAAAGAATACACCAGTGGTTCAGCAGCCATAGCTCGCTTGCGCTTTTTTTCTTCAGCTTCAATGCCCCAGCGTTTTTGCATGTCTTTCCAGGATTCTTCTAATTCCCTGGCCTTACGTGCTTGTTCAGAATTTCGATATTTTTGTTTGCCCTTCTTTTTACCACTTAGGCTCAAAGAAGGATGTACAAGGTGCATAGTCATAAGTTATCCTGTAAGTAATTCTACATACTAGTATAACTTACAACTAGTACAAAGTCAATGTTATAGAATTTCAATTAGCAATTGTTGTAAGTTAGCTTTACGCTCTGATTCATCAATCATCATTTCGTAATCTTCCCGACCGCAACCACATTCTGGGCAAGTGAAATCATTGCCCAATTCTTCCCATTTACCTTCAATTGTTTCATCGTGGACATGTCCACATACTACGCATACTGGTTTCATTATAGTGCCTCCAATTTTTCTTGATATGCAGCCGCATGGCGTTTTTCAATTTTAGTTAATGCGGCAAAACGTTTTTCTGCTTTGGCTAGTACTGCGGCAAATTGTGCTGCATGTTCCCTACTTTCTTCAGTTTGATGCTGTGCTTCTTTGGCAGCTTCTAAGTTTCCTTCTTTGATTGCTATTGTTTCAAAGTCTGGGTACATTGTAGTGAATTCATAAGTTTCACCCTCAATGGCTTTTTCCAAACACTCTCGAGTACTTGGCTTGCCAATCAACAGTTCTAAATGACCCCAGGCGTGTAGTAGTTCTTGGTCAGCAGTATGCTCAAAATGCTTGGCAATTTCTTCATGACCCTCTGCTCGGGCAATCTTTGCGAAATATCGATATTTGACATGCGCTTGGCTTTCTCCAGCCAGTGCGCTGCTTAAATTTGCTATTGTAACAGACATAGTCTTTCTCCTTTATGTATATATATTATATATCCTATTAAATATCAAAATCAATAGGATTTTTTAATAATTGTTCCTATAATAGGAATTAAAAAAATTTATGAAGGCTTAGTTTCTTTTAGAACCTTCAACACACCTTCTAAACGGGCAATGTCTTCATAAGTTGCATCGTTTTTCATACGGTTGCAACGCATACAAATAACCCATAAATTGGCCAAGTCATTAGTTCCGCCAATGCTTTGTGGCACTAGATGATCTGTGCTGGGAGTTTCGTAATCCTTTTTGCCATGATTGTTCTTACCCAAGCCGTAGTTTAGTTTGCTACCACAGCAAGGGCAATGTGTTTGACACTTGGCCAAAAACGGCTCGTATTCTACTCCCCAGGTAAGACTACTTGATTTAGCCCAAACTGGACGTAGATCTCCAGTGGCACATACCTGAGCATAAAGATCCCTGCTCAGATATGTTTCTGGGTTATACTTTGGATATAACTGGAACGTGGCCATTAATTATCTTTGAACATTGCAGAATGTTTTACCATTTGATAAAACTCATCATCAGTATATGTACTTTTAGCATTGTTAGCCCAATGTGTGACCAACCTAATATTGTCTGGTACATAACCACGACAATTGTCAATGCGGTCAATACTTATGTTTAACATCCCCTTGTCATACAAGGTTCCGCGTTCGCATTGCATTACTACGCCTGTTAGGCTGCAACGACCTTGTTGTTTTAAATATAGCTCTATTAGATTTTTTTGTGTTAGATTAAATCTAATATTATTTTTATATGCTCGTTTGTATGTATCTGACAATTTAGATCCCAACCATTTGGCTATTTCGCTAAACTCAAAGCTGTGCCGTTTCTCCATTTCTTTATATGCATAACTCATATTACTTGTGTAGTATGCACATGACTTTTGAAAAATCATTAAAGTTTGATCAGGATCGGAAACGATGTCTTTAATTTTTTCTTCATTGAGTTTCATTCTTCTGCTCCTTCTTCTTCAACGTGAACGCTGACCACTGGCATGGAGATATCAAACGGCTTGTCGCATAATTTAGTACCTTTAGACTTCTCATAGATGTCAATGATTCCGGAAGCAATCTTTTCACGAACGCCCATACCTTTAAAGTTTGTAGGATATGTTTCTTGGAATGTATGATTAATGCCCAAGTGCAGATCCTTGTTAGTCTCTGCATAGTTGCTACACTCAAAAACAACGTCGTTGAATGTACTGTCATTCCAAAGGCCATCATTAACTAAGATCTCGCGCACTTTCAAAAATCCTAATGCTGTAGGCATTTCAATTTTGTCCTGTGGCCAGAATTGGCGCATCTTGTTTAGTACCAAAGTTAATGCTCCGCCGCCGTAGTTTTCGTAGGCATCTTGCAAATGGCTAACGTGTGTAATGCAGCCAGGAGCACGTTTCTTGTAGGCAGTTTCGCAATTGGCATCAGTTACTGCTTTTTCTAAAGCAATAGCATCTTTATCACCCATCATGATTTTTTGCTGATGGATAAAGAACTTGGCCATGGGCTCACTGTCAGTGTTCAATGCCAATAATTGGATTGACTCAACATTCTCGTCAGCGCTTTCAACGTAAAAGCATGGAATATGTGTAAGCATACCATATTTCAGTAACCAAACGGTCATATGCTGTTGACCATCTGCCCCGTAGTATTTGTCCTCAATGGGATCATAACGGCATTGAAGTGGAGTTACGCATCGGATATCCCACTTACCAAGCAACTTTTTCATGTGCTTAGGTTCGGGCCAACGCTGGCGTTTATAATTGATAAGAATCTTATCTGCTGGTACCCAAGCAAATTTCAAAACGTCCATAACGGACGCATCTGCTTTATTTTGGACTTTTTCCCCAATGCGTTTGGAGATTTGTTTAGCTACATCCGTAATAGGAATTCGCTTGTCTGCTAGACCCGCCGAGGGATCAAATGGAGCCAATGTGGCTGTTGCTGTCTTACTCATAATATACCTTTCTGTTTATCAACAAAGTTATGTTAGTATTTGGCATTCGCCCTAACATTTGTACCACACCGCGCAGTACAGTAGTAATTATACAGTCAAAAACATTAAAAGTCAATAAAAAAGGCAGTAAAAACTGCCTTTTTTGAGTAAAAACTTCGATTAGAAGCTGTATTCTAGACCAACACCATAACGTGTGGTATCTATGGCTGCTGTCTCTTTCAAGTAACGAGCCAATACTTTAGCACTTTTGCCCAATGCATAGTTTGCGCCTAGGTTATAAGCCTTAAGACCACCATTCTCACCATAACTGGCCATAGCGGATAGAGTCGGAGTTACAGTTTGAGTAACACCCATGCTCTTACCTTGACTGGTTACATTGGCTACTTTGTTGTCAGAGTATAGACCAAAAACAGTTGTACCTGTTTTGGCAATTTCAAACTTGGCACCAACTGCATCGCTTACGCTGGTTGTTCCATTGTCAAAACGAGCATAGGTAGCAGAGATTGGACCAGTAGAATATACTAGGCTATAAACTTGTGGATTTGGAGTACCAGCAACTTCGCTGTTGGCTAATTCAACTTTACCAGTAAGTCCTTGAACAAGTGTTGCAGATACAAATGCTGTATTGCTCAAACGTGTTCCTTGATAGGAGTGAATAGCGGCCGCACTAGATCCAAACAAATCACCACCCATGGCATCAAAGCCGTCGAGTGATTTAGTTAGAGCAGTTTTGTCACGGCCAAAACCAATTGACCCCATCTTGTGTGATAGACCAACAAGGGCTGTGCGATCTCCTAATGTGCTGGCTGCTGGAGCATCAACACCAACATTGGTTTCAACAACGGCAAACGCTGTTAAACCATTACCAATAGCGTCGGATGCTTTGATACCGATACGGCTTTTGTCATTGGTTAAAGATGTTACAGATGCTGCTGTGCCAACAGTAGATGATTCTTCATAGACACGAGCCATTCCGTAAACGGAGACATCGGCTTGGGCGAATCCCACTAGACCGATTGATAATGCAAATATTGCAAGTTTTTTCATATTAAATTTCCTTTAGTTTATAGAGTCGTTAAGACCATATGTTATTATATATGCCTACGAGGACCGTAGTCAATAAAAACGAGTGCCATTAAAATTCTTTTAGTTTGGCAATGTCTTTGTGTTTGACAAGAATAATACGTTTTATTTCGTCGTTATATTTAATTGGTAAATCTAGGTGTATGGTAATATCGGGGCCAAAGTCGTTGATTTTACGATCATTTCCCACAGAACCTATGAAAGGAATCTTGTTCCAATAACCAAATACACGATCACCAATCCAATACTTTGGCTTGTATCCAATCTTTTCAAAGTAATCAGTTTGTATAGCCATTACTTAGTTTTCTCTGCAATTTCTTTATAACCTGCCCAACTTGGATGTATACCATCTGGTTGCAGTCTAGTAATGGGCAATACTGTATCTCCAAACCCAGATGCTACTTCCTGAACTATTGCCTGTATCTCAGGTTTAATAGCAGGTAATATCCAATAAACTCTTTTAGCTAAAACGGATGTACGAATCTTTGCAATCTCTTCTCGAGTATGCACACCTTTGTGATCATTTGATCCTAGACTAATAATTAGTGTTTCAGCTTTGGGTAATGCACCTTGATCTCCATCAAGATATTGCTTGCGCCATTGCCAGCTATTAATTCCACCTTTGGCAATGGCCACACAATCAGGGCGAAACTGTTTTGTACCAACAGCAATGCTGTCACCTATAATTAAACAATCAATCATAATACTATTATATAAAAGAAAGGTTGCCTAAGCAACCTTTCTGGTTAAGATTTGCAATGCCTTTGCTCGGGCTACTGCTAGTCTAACTAATACATAATCTGACAATTCGTCTTGATCGTGATCATGACATTGATCATTACACTGTATTAAATTTGGACGACGATAAGCAACTTGGATATCTGGAAAATCATCAAAGTCGTCATCGTCATCGTCATCTAAAGTGAATGGATTACTTCTTAGCTGGCTCAGCAGTCTTTGCTGCGGCCGGGGCAGCAGGTGTTTGACTTTTGACAGGCGTCACTTCTGCTTTCTTTTCGTGCTTCTTTTCTACTTTCTTTTCAGTCTTGTGAGGAGCAGCCGGAGTAGTCATAGGAGCAGGAGTTGCAGTCTTAGCAGGCTCAGTAGCGAAAGCAGCGGTAGCAACTAGGGTAGCGATTAGAGTAGCGATTGTTTTCATTTGAAGTTTCCTTTAGGTTAATGAAATTTATGCTGAACATGATCAACTGGACGACATGGACCCGTACGCCGCTGATCACAATTGGATTGTCTCCAATCATAACTGGTGGGCAAATACTGTTCCAGAAACGGTTCAGTTTTATCCTTTTCCGATTTATCGTAGTCAAGTTGATTATTGTCTTGCATACATATATAACGCCACAGCAGGACAATGCGTTGACACAAGTCAAAAAGAAACCCGCCGAAGCGGGCTTGGTTGTTTCTTTTATACAGTAAGTCCTACTGCACCTTGACCTTAAGCGGCCATGGAATATAAACTATCGTTTGCCTTTAGTTTGTTTTGCGTCTGCGGTCGAGTCTCCCCAACCCTACGGGTTCTGCTTTCCCGAGCTGTCCACTCTGTTACTCTTTGCCCTGTCGAACCTATTTCCGGCCCATTAGGAGTAATACTGGAATACAGTTTATAAGCGAATTTTTGAAGTTATCTCTTGACCTTGCGGCTACATCGCTATCCAATATTACTTCTGGTGGACCGGGCGGGGAACTGCCCCCCGCGTCCAGAACACTTTTCTCTTTGCTTCATACAGCAATAAATTTTTTGACGGACTCCCTAGGGCACGAATATGGCCTCCGCCTAGCCGATGTAGCTTCTCACTACCCCAAGCCGCTATGCAACTTTATCCCTACAAGATATAATATTTAACAATCTTGCGATTCAATTGCCTTGTAATTTTCTAGATGACTATTTTTAATAGTCATCATCAATTTCTTGTTACGCTCGTCCTGTTCTTTGCGGGCTTTCTTGGCATCCATCTTCCGATCAATGACCATACGGTCGTATTCACGTGCCCACTCAACGCCTTGCATCCAATAAGCAGCACCTTCCAATGTGCCACAAAATAAGTCTGCATCACGGGTGTAGATAGGCAATGCATCACAATCTTTAGGAATCAATAATACATTCTCACCATAACGATCGTTATGCCTGTATGGAGCAAACTTTAACCCAATTTTATCTGCTCGTTCTTCTAAGATACGAACTTGCTGAATTTGATTCCAGCCACTCATTTTAGTAAGTTTCCTTTACAATGTCAAATTCTTCAAGTGGCCATTTGGCTTTGAATTCTTCAGTACCAACATAATCGTTGTAGTCTTTAGCATTAAAGAATACTTTATGAAAGGCAGTTTTAAATGTACCTTTAGGGTTAATTGTGAGATACACTGATTTTGCTTTACCTGCCATGATATTTCCTAAGTTAAAATATTGTTAATAAAATCCATTGCCAACCTAACCATATCATCAGTGATATTAAGTTTAGCAGCAATATCCGACACTGTAAAATGCCGATCCATCAATTCACGTACTGCTAAAATAATATCTCTGCGGATCATACTATATGACCAGTTACATTATAAATTAATTGATCCAACGGCGCATCATAGTTTTGACCGTTTCTGCGCCGCATCCAAATAATTTCTAATAATTCTTTACTATCGTATGGGCCAGGTCCGGTGCGTGAAGATAATTCTCCGCGTTCTTCTAATTCTTCAATTAGGTCATCAGTTTCAAAGTCACTCAAATCAACATCAACTTCAACTTCCTTGTAAACTGTTTTATACATGATTTTGTTCCTTAGTTAGTTCGCACAATAAAATAAAGTGATCGTAGGCTTTCTTCACTGCTGGATTAGTCATCAACTGATCAGCTTCTGCCATCATAGCTTTCACACCTGCTTGGGCAATATCGTGTGAACTGGCACCACTCAACGTACAAAGTTCATCGCCAAACTCTTTAGCTAATTTTTTCCATGCCTTACGTTGCCCTTCTGTTATTGGGGTGCGGTTAGGCTTTAATTCACTGGCTTTGTGCATGGCCTGAATCATAGCATCTTCGGCTACTCGGCTGGCTGCAATCATAGCCGCGTAGTTAGGATCAATATTGAACCTGCGACTACTGCCTCCGGGGTAACACATAACCAAGTGATTGCCTTTTGAAAAGCTATCCATATAGTCGCTGTCATATTCTGAAACTGGAACATATTTTCTACCCACCTTTTCATAAAAGATTTTTTTCATATCTGCTCAACTTTTATTCCCGATAATTCGAGAAATTTAACGCCACTAGAATCCCGATAAGTGTTACGATATAGAACGTGCCCAATACCGCTTTGGCATATAAGTTTGGCACACTCCATACATGGAGCATGGGTAACAAACATAGTAGCGCCCAAACCACTGTTCGTGCTTTTGGCCAATTTAGCAATTGCATTAGATTCCGCATGTAATACCTCTGGCTTAGTTTTGAGCATGGGTTCACCCATGTTATATCCTACAATATTTTCGCAGTTGTTATCCCAACCTGCGGGCATGCCATTGTAACCATAACTGATAACTGTATCATCTTTGACAATGACTGCACCTACTTGTAACCTACGAGCATGACTTAATTGAGCGGCACGTTCTGCCCAATCCATATATAAGTCAATGAACTTTTGTTTCATAAGCTAATTATACACGGTAATCCAGTTTATGTCAATGCTTTTTCAATTGCACAAAACGCACAAGGTATCTTTAAAACTAGGAAACTAAGATCTAGTCCATCTATTATCTTTTTAATAAATTCCAATATTTTGTTGACAAAATCTTTAATAATTGAAACTACATAGTTGTTCAGCCAAGTTTTGATATCAACCAATAACTGTTGGAAATCCAAATCTGGAACACTTAGGTGCGGGTTGTAGGGCAACTCCCAATCATATGGTTTAATACCAAGAATTGGAATTTTAAAATCTTTCATTACGGCCATTATTTCTTCATAGGTTACAACATCCTTGCCATATATGCTTTTGGCAAATTCAATGATCCATTGTTTAATTTGTTCCATAGTAGGCGGATTAATTAATAAATCTAAAAGTTTCCCAAATACTAAATCTATAGCTTCTTGCCATAATAAACCAAATATTGTAAGACCCATATTGATAATCCTATCCCATAAATCAAGAGCAGTTTTAATTGCTCCAATAATTTTTTCAATTACTTTGAATACAGCTGACCACAAAGATCTCATTATAGAATCAATGATTTGTTCAATAATACGTTGTGGATTTTCCACATTTTCAAAAGGCGGCCAAGGAATGTCCAATAACTTTAATAGTTCCTGTAATTTCTCTTTGCTTGTAGTCCAAAGCTCAGTGACTTTTGCCTTTACTGCATCAATAACTTTGTTTTCGTTAAACATATCAAATACATCTAAATCTAAAATTGGTAATTTTAAATTTATTAATTTTAAAATATCAATACTCAGTATCTCTTTTATTGTTTCTATAATTTTGTTTAATAGATTCCACATTGGTTTGAAATATATTTGCATGGCATAATTATAAAGTTTAGACAATGCTGCCTTAATATCGCCAATAATATCAATTACACCAAACTCTTTACATTCTACATATACGATGGGTATTGCAATTCCCTCTATAGTATACTTTGGATTGTTAGAAAAAGAAGCTACCGTAGATTCATACAGCTTCTGCATGTTCAGAGATTTACTAAGGTCAATCTCAATTTCACTAACAATTGGTATATGATTAGGCATTTTCTAATTTAGACATGTTTTCTGCATACTCTTGAGTTGCTTCAACTTTAGAATTAACTATTGAAAATATATGAGTCTTTTTAATAGTTGCCATTGTGGTATCGCCTAAAGCAAACCAAGGAATTAATCCTGGTCCTTCAGGGGTCATAGTAAACACCATTGGATTAGTTAGTACTACTGTATCAGCATACTCTTCCTTTAATCTAGCAATTAATTCATCGCCGTTTAGTATTTTAATACTTACAACATTGCCAGGGGCTACGTTTTTAACTTTTAACATTTTTATTCCTTTTCTTCTTTGGGTAATTCGCATAATTTCTCAAGCATCTTATAATGCTCGTAGGCTTTCTTCAACGCTTCAAAATGTTCTAACTTTTCAGGATCAGGCACAAGTATAGCCAGCCGCTTGGATATTGTTTCCATAAACTCACCGAGGTCCTGCTTGTTTATCATAACCTTGCCTTCAAACTCTGCATCACCGTGGACCTGTAATGAAGATTGTTTATTACTGTTAGTGATAGTTGCCCAGTTTGAGCCGCTGGTGCCATTGGTGGTATAATAACTACCAGAACTGCCTACACTATATGTTCCGGCATTAAGACTAGGATATGGTCCTGTTATCGCTGCTACCTGGGCAGTAGTCAGTGGAGGGATTGTAGTATTCCAAGTATTATCTAATGTGATGGTATCATACATTATTGAGGAACTCATTTTAAATACGCCTGCAATTCTTTAAATCCACCAACATGAGCACCTTCGATAAAGATTTGTGGAACACTACGAGCATTAGGTACATCTTCTAACAATTCTTCTTTTGTGTAACCATCACCTATTTTACGTTCTTCAATTTGATAACCCTTAGACTTTAATAATGCGTGTGCTTGATCACAGTAAGGGCAGTGATACTTACTCCATAATATTGCTTTCATTGTTTTTTCCTTTTACAAATCTGGTAATTCGTCATACATAACATTGTCTGACATCACCCCAATTACATAATTCGTACTTTCAGTTTCCTGTAATGCACTTTGTTTTTTGCCAATATTGACATGTTTGTTGAACCATGGAATAGGACTGCTACGTGGATGCTCTTCAGCATACTTGATACCAATGTCTTTAAGACGCATAAATGCAGTATAATCTACAAAGTCTTTTAGAATGGTAGCATTAAGTCCAATTACAGGACCTTTCTTGAACAGGTAATCTGCCCAGGCCTTTTCTTCTTCTATGACTTCCATATACATAGCATATACTTCTTCACGGCATTCTTCTACCACATTGGCAAAACGTTCATCGTCTTTTACCACATTGTTAATCAGCCAAGCAGTCCATTCTGCGTGTAGCAATTCATCCTGTAGAATTAAACTGATAATATTGCCATTGCCAATGTAGATCTTGTTTTCAACCATGGCCAAACTTGTGGCAAATGATACCATGAAACGGAATGCTTCCAGCGCATAACTGGCATTCAGTGCTAACCAGATGGCCTTGATATGACTACTTTCACTCACTGTTTTTGGGTTGAGTTCTTTGAAGCAATTTAGTTCATGCAGTTTGTCATAATAGCGGCCAATACTGGCAGACATCTCTACGATTTCTTTAGTGTCATGTATCTTGTTGAATTCTTCTTTAGGCACGCTATATACATTACGTATGATGTGACTATAACTCTTGCTGTGAATATTTGTTTCGAAAAAACTCCAATTGCTAACCAGTGCTTCTAATTCAGGTATGCTGATTACGGGGCTGAAGATCTGACTTGGAGCACGCCCTTGTATACTGTCCAATGCGGTCTGTCGTAGTAGGTTACTAGTGAAGATGTGTTTGACTGCATCACTGGCATCTTTATGATCCATTTTGTCTTTAGTAAGACTGATTTCTTCTGGTACCCAAAAAATCCACGTGCCAATTCTTCAAACTTGGCAATCTTAGAATATTTTACTTCTTCAAAACGCTGCACTGTAACTGGGCCCTCTGGATCCAAAAACATTTTACGTTTTAGATAGTTTGTTTGTCTTGTTAAATCGTATTGTTCTTTACTCATTTCTATATATCCATGTAGTACCACTTATTTGTAATGGTTTTAATAATTCGTTTGTAGCTCTTATTACTCCAGGCCAATCGCCAACATAATCATCACCAGCAATCATTCCGCCTGGCTTTACTTTTGGAAGCCATGCCAAAATATCTTCTCTAACTGGTTCGTATTCGTGATCGGCATCAATGAATACAAAATCTAAACTTTTGTCTTTGTACAAAGCTGCCGCCTCAACACTAGTCATACGAAACGGTGTATAATGATTTTCTACCGGTTTCATATTTTCTAAAAAATGTTCATACAATGAACCGTTGGCTACAAACGTATCTGCAAACGGACCGCCTGGTTGATGAACTGGACTGCCTTGCCAGGTATCGACGCAATCAAATTTAATATTTTTTCCACTATTAATAATTTCAATTGCTAAAAATGCCGTGCTACGACCTTTCCAAGATCCAATTTCAACTACATGAGCGCCATCTTGTAACTCGGTAATTATTTGTTTATAAAGTGGTTCAAATGAAAACCAGCCTGATATGTTTTGATAAAAATGTTCCATTATAATTTACATGCCTCGCAATCATCTTCTTCGCTGTATATAGTAACAGGTTCTGATGCTACTAGTCTATCACTTTGGGTCATCAAGATATTCTTACTACCTACCTTGTCAATAAGGCTATAATATATCGTCTTTAGGCCCCACTTGTAGGCCAACATTAAATTTTTGGCAATCAATGTTCCAGGTACCTTGCCATCTTTAAAATGTCGTGGACTATAGAAAGTATTGGTGCTTAGGCTTTGATCAATGTATGCTGCCAATACTGCTGATGTCTTTAGGTAATCAACACAGTCAGTTTGTTCCCACATTAGTTGATAACGGTTCTTTAGTCGTTTATATTCTGGAACTACCTGTGTAAATGAACCTGCCTTGCTTTCTTTAACACT